CTCGGACTTCCGCCTCCAGGCGTGGCTTGTACGACTCGGCCTGAGCCAGCGTGATTTCGACCCAGTTGTTGAGAGTGTCGATCAGCGCTGCCAGCATGTCCAACTGTGTTGTTGTCATCGCCATTGTTGTTGCTATTATCAGCTGCTAAGCTTGACGATCCGCCAGACGCCTTACGTAACTCACCGTCGACGTAGGCCGTTATCTTGACAGGCAACTCGTCTATTGTGAGCACGGGCGGGGGGGATGATCCATCCCACTGGTCAAGAGCAGAACAGATACTGGAGACCGCAGTACCGTCCACTCCGAGCAGCTTACCGACCAAAGCAAATTGGTCGTTAACTCCCGTCTGAGGCCAACAGTTCGCACGACTGCTGTCATCTGAGACCCAAAATGGCATGTCTGGCGCCTGATAGTTGATATCATCGAACTTGGCTTTCAAGTTTCGTAGATATGCTTTGCACCAGTGTGATACCAACGGTGTCTGTCCGTCAGTTATCAAGTAAGCAGTTGCTTTTGCATGCCCTGCGCGGTCAATCTCAAGTCCTGAATTTGTTGTTACATGTATCTTGAGTAGTGCGCGCAATGGATCACAGAAAGAATCTGGCGTAGTCCACGGGTCAACAAAGACTCGCGACAAGAAAGTCACGTGTGTGCCACGGGAGGCTGAGTCCATTTTGATGACTAGTCCCAATTTTCCGGCCACACTTTCGGCGACAACACGCCCACGTTCGGTCGTCATTGCTTCATGCATGACTGAATCATCTCCATAATACAAGCCCGACTTCCGGAAGGAATCATTGCGCTCAAAGCCGAGTTCCCGCATGACTGAGTATGCATAGAAGGCATTAATTAAGGTATTACCATCAGTCGTAAGAGGGGAACCACTAAGGCGTGTTCCACCCGGTGCGTATAGCATACCCGTAGTGGTATATGCTTTGCAACGGAGTTCATCATTCATCATTTCTCGCAGTTCAGCACGATGTTCGGCTGACACCCAACGCAGGTACACAGCTTGCTCAACGTTCACCCGCAGCCAGTTGTTCACATGTCCATCATATCTTGACATGTCGGCTACAGCGACAGCAGATTGTCCGGTAACATAGTCAGTCAGCATCCCGGCGATCTCTTGTGGAGTTCGTCCAGGCACATACCAGGGAGTTGGTTTCAAAACGTCCTCTTTGAACGCCATTGTAAATGATGAAAGACGCATGGTATGTGTAGTTGGTACTGTGCTGATACACCGAGGGTCGTTAACGCAATTGTACGCTTCGCTTTTGATGAAGGACATAACAAGAAATTTTTCAGCGAAGTCCATGACTCGCCGGGCTGCTCTAGCACGTTGTGTGGGGCGATCTTGTCGCTCAATGACTTCATCAATTAGAACTGGAATGCCTTGCCCTGGTGTTGGTACCAGAGTTTCCGCAAACTCAGCTGCATAATTGACAAAGACTGAAGTTGGTGCTCCAACTCCACCACGCTGACGTACGAGTTGCCGTGTTTGTGCTTTTGGCTCTTCAATTCGTCCAAGCACACAAGCCAAGTCGTTGTCCGCATTCTTAAGCGGATAGACGGCTTCGTGTGACAAGGGCGCAGCGGCGTACCTTCTCGCGTAACGTTTCCCCTCCTCGGGTTGACTGGGTTTCCCGTCCGCACGCGCTACACTGTAATGCGTAGCAAACGTCGAGGGTCCAGGGATTGTGTCGATCATTCTCACCTTCTTGCCGATACTGATGACATAATCGTACAAGATTGCAGCTTCGTCCCTGCTGCACGGCTCTCCAGTGGTCTTCGATTTCGTCCAACGCATGATGTCCGATATCTGTG